TGCGACTATTAACGTCGAGTTTGTTTGTTGGGCAATCTTGATCGCTTCTGCGAGTCCAGAGCGATCCGACTTTTTACCGCTGCCTATTTCCGTCACTTCGTGCACAATCTTACGACCATCGACGTAGTTAGCGATTGCCGTCTTTTGTGCATCGAGTCCGAGTCCAGATGCGCCTTGCTTCTGTGTAGATACTCGGTAGTAAGCAACGAATGTCTTTTGCATGTTTGTGTCCCTTATTAAACGACCGTTTAACAACTGTCACAAATATAGGGGAGTAAATACACATATGCAACTAGCTTCTAAAACTGTGTTTTTTGACTTTTTCAACTAGTTGCCAATTCCTCCAAAAAACCCCCTTTTTGTGGATTCATGCACTAGTTGGATTCATTCAACAAAATCCCGTTTTGCGCTTAAAGCAACTAGTTGAATGAGCACCGCAAAATCCAAGTTTGCCCCCTTTTTGTCCTTCTGGATACGAACAACCCCCCCCCCTTCTAATCGCTCATAATGATCTCGAAGGGTTAAAACGCTGCTTTTTTAGTGAAGTGTTAGTGAGGGTTTAGTGAAGAAAAAAGGGGGTTTAGTGAAGAGTTAGTGAAATTTCCCGTTTTTTCTAGTGAAGAGTTAGTGAAGAGTTAGTGAAGAAAAAGGGGCATTTAGTGAGGGTTTAGTGAAGAGTTAGTGAAATCGCTAGTGAAGTGCATGCGCGTGTATCTATAGATACACACGCGCTGCTATGCACTGGAGGCGAGCATGCTTGCTTCTGTGAAGTTGGGACGATCAACAAAAAAGGGCTGCCAAATCTGGCAACCCCTTCTAATCGCTTGTAAGGCGTTGAAACTATGTAACCCTAGTCTATGTATGCCTTCGAGCATTAAAACCCCGTAGTGAGCCCGCAAAGCCCCTGAAATCGCGCGTCAAGACTTTGTTTGCTTCATGGTTTTACTTGATAGTGTGTAGATGCCTCCAGTATTATCCAGATACTCGAGCGCAAACGCCCGTGTGATCCAGTTGGATGCTTGACGCTTCGAGACTCCAGAGAGCTCGGACAACACATTCTGGAGCTCCCCGTGTTGCATTCCTACAACATTGCCGTTTAACACTTGGCACAACAACTCGAGTTTATCCCTGGACAGTTGCGGAGTCCGTGACCTTCTGCGAGTCTTAAACATTTGCTCGCGCTCATCCCATCCGAATGCGACCTCTAGTTTGTCGCTATCGAGACGGTTCTTCGCAGTTGTTGGAATGCAGATCTTCCGAGTTTCCCCGTCCTTGTCTTTTGATATTTCAAGTATTGTAACTGCTTTTCGCTGCAACTCCGAACCAACATGACCGCGCGCGCTTTTGTCTTGGGTTTTGTTGTTGTTGTGAAGTGTTACAACTAGGGCAGTGTTAGTTGCATCCGCAACGGATCGCAGTTGCTCGCATACCGCGATTGATTCTTTTAAGCAGTTAGTATCTTCTAACAAGTCCCCTATTCCGTCGAGAATGCAGAGAGCAACTCCAGACGTTGCTATTAACTCGGTGACAACTTCGAGACGATCTTTTGGGTTCGTTATATGCAGAATGTTCGTGTACGACTCCGCGACTTCGCTAGGCAGTTCGCCTTTTGTGTAGCCAGCTCTGCGCATCGCCCTTTGCCATGTGATATTGCTACGGGCTCTGCTTTGCTCCGTGTCGATGTATAAGACGCGCTCATGATCTTCGAGCGGGTTAAACTCGAAGCCAAAATAATCGCCTTTGTGATCATCTTTTTTGACCGCACACGACCACATGGCAGAGCATACCGCAGTCTTTCCTACGCCATGACTCGCAGTTATTAACGTGATCCCTCCGCGTTCGGTGATCTTCACTCCGTCCAGTGTAAGGGGTGACTCTTTTACTTCTGGTTCGTTGTCCCAATTGGGATAGTACACGACTTCGCGCGTCAAGTTCTGGACTCGATCAACATCGGCATTTCGTGCCTCTGCGAGCGGTCCTTGCGACGTTGCTACTAACTTGGTTTGTTGGCTATCGAATATGCGATACGCTTCTGCGAGCATGCTTTCTTGATGCTCTGGAGCGTGCATGCCCGAGTAATGTACCGCAAGTATCTCTCGGACAACATCGAGAACAACATTGCCAGACATTGCTAGTCTGTGAGCTCTAATTGCAGACGCTGCAAATGCCCTTCTGCGGGCATGCTCACTAGCTCGCGCAATTGGATCTGTGAGACTTGTAAGAAAGTCCGCTTTCTCTAGTTGTTGGTTTGGATCGTTGTTCACGTGCCCCTCCCATCTCTGCGGGCTTGCGCGCTATCGAGCTCATAGCGGAGGCGTTGTAGCAAAGATGCTATTTCCCTTCGCGTCTCTGTTCCAGCTTCGAGCGTTGCGTACTTATGCAACGGAGGATAGCGTTTGATGTGAGCTCCAGTAATCTCACAGTCTGCATGTAAGCGCATTAACGCCATGCAAATCACAGAGAGCTCTAGTTCGGTCGCTTCGAGTTTGATCATTGCGCCCTCCCGTGCTGCTTTGCAGCTTCGAGAACGTCTTTCTCGGTGACCATGTAACGCGATCCGCTCTTGACAAATCGCAGCTTATTAGACCGCGCCCATCTACGAAGCGTATCTAGGGGTATCCCAAACGCTGCACACGCTTGGGGCAAAGTGTAATGCCGTTGCATTACGACCTCCATTTAATGACGGAGGGCGTTTGCCTTGTCTACACTGTCTGCTATATTGCAGTTGCGAAGGTGAGGACAAGGGAAAACTCCTCCAGATTATTAGAAACACGCTCTTGATGTTTGCAGCATCTGGAGCGTTTGTTTTTTATACCGCAATGTAATGACTTGCCAGATAAGAGAAGGCGTTGCAGCCCCCTAGCTAGTGGCACGTTATCCACAGTTACGCAATTGCTTCTGGCATTTCAAGCAAGCGCAATACTTGACGCGCTCCGAATTGCTTTCCATTGCGCGTAGTGTATCCGTTATCATTCAAGGTAGATGCTATTTGACGAAGCGTTGATGTTGGGCGCATGCTTACCGCTAGGGCTCTAGCGCGTTGCCATTCTTTGCACTGTGCACGTTGCGCGGTCCGAGTTGCAATTGATGCACTGCGAGCCGCATCCGTCAAGTTCTCGGGCTTGCCTGCTTTCTTTGTGCTCTCTGCCATGCCCTCTTTTGTACGCTTCGAGATTAACTCGCGCTCATGTTGCGCCATCACTGCGAAGATCCCAATTGTGAGCGTGTTAGCTTCTGGCATGTCCGCGCAAATGAAGTCTACTCCGCTTTCACGTAGCGCGAATATCAATTTCACTTCGCGTGAAAGTCTGTCCAGCTTTGCGACTATTAACGTCGAGTTTGTTTGTTGGGCAATCTTGATCGCTTCTGCGAGTCCAGAGCGATCCGACTTTTTACCGCTGCCTAT